AGTGCAGCCGTAAAATTCAATATCGTTACCTAAATTATCCTCAAGATGAGAACTCTGGCTTTAGCGCACAGACATTACGCATCTTTGAGTTTGGTCATGGGATTGAAGATTACGCAGCCAAGTGGATAAAGGACGCAGGCTTTGATCTTAGGACAGAAGACAAGATGGGAGAGCAGTTCGGTTTCTCAATCGCTGATGATGAAATCAAAGGACACATAGATGGGGTTATATGTGATGGTCCTGTTGATATGGGCTATCCATCTTTGTGGGAAAACAAGTCAGCAAAAGATAGTAAATGGAAAGCTTTTCAACGCATGGGCGTGGCGAAGGCAAATCCAACATATGCAACGCAGATCGCTCTGTATCAGGCTTATATGAATCTAACAGAATGCCCTGCATTGTTTACAGTCGTGAATAAAAATACGTCTGAAATATACTACGAATTAGTTCCTTTTGATAAGGAGTTGGCACAGGCAGCAAGTGATAAAGCGGTAAATATCTTGACTGCATCAAAAGCAGGTGACATTCTACCTCGCATAGCTCAGAGCAAAGATTTTTATCTTTGCAAGTTTTGTGAGTTTAGGGAGACTTGTTGGAAAGACGAATATAATTAGGGGTCAGCACCGTGTAAATGCTAACCCCTGAAGTGGTAAATATGAGTATGAGGACAATATAATGTCATTAAGAGTAGTTGGCAATACAATATATGGTAGCAATCAAAAAGATTTAGTCGCTGAGATTACGGAGAAAGTTCCTTCATATGTACAGATCGAAGCACTAAAGAATGCCTACCCAAACGGAAGAGTTGTTCGGAATGAGTTCTATCTTGGCTCATTGTCAGGTGAGGCAGGGCAATCTCTTAAAATAAACATTGATCCATCAAGCCCAAACTTTATGCGCGGCATGGATTTCAATAGTGGTGATGGGATCGGGGGCATATCCAAGATTCTAATGGAGGCTTACAGGTGGAAAATCACTGATGTAGCCGAACATTTCTCTACATTCTTAGATCGTCCCCAGGCAGAAGCGCCAATTAATCCGATTAACCCGAACAAGTTACAGCAGTCCCAAGAAGAACAACCCGAACAAGTCAAGCAAAAGCGGGTCATTGATATCAATACACCGCACGATGGTGAGTATTTCTATTTATCAACTGATGGGGAAGTCCTCGTAACGGTACGAAGATATATTGAAAGAGATCCAACAGGTGAAATTGTTCGAGATACGGACGGGAATACGAAGAAAGAGTTTCGCCAGTTTCCGCGTTTACCTGAAACCAGACCGCTTTATAACCTCCCTGACATTGCTCAATCAGATCGCGTAATATGGGTAGAAGGTGAAAAGTGCGCAGATGAGCTAACAAAACAAGGATACACAGCTACTTGTACCATCGGTGGTGCAGGGATGCTATCTCGTAATACAAAAGACAAGTTTGATTTCTCTCCATTACAAGGCAGAGAGCTAATCATATGGCCTGATAATGATGATGCAGGTAAGAAATTAGCTAGGATAGTCCAAGAACTGGCTCAGAATGCAGGTGCAAAATCAATCACTATGCTCGTGCCACCAAAGGGTAAACCTAAAAAGTGGGATGCAGCAGATGCGATTGAAGAAGGATTTGATATTTCAAACTTTCTTAATGCGCCTACGCATAAGGTTAAAAAGGTATTATCTCTTAAAAATCAGAACTTACTTATTAGTCAGCAGTTTGTTGGATCGGCTCCAGAGCAGAAGTTCTTGATTGGAGATACAATACCGCTTGGGGTGCCAGTGGTGTTCGCCGCAGCAGGGGATAGTGGTAAAGGCATGATGACGCTTGATCTAGCGATGAAGGTAGCATCGGGCGATGGCATGCAAAATTCTTTTGGTGGTTTAGTTGCTAATCATGGCACATCAATCATTTTATCAGCAGAAGATGACAAGGACGAGATCCACAGGCGGATCAGCAGGCTAGATCCTCTGAACAAACGTTCGGGTTATGCACATGATTGCATCATTGTACCACTGCCGAACGAAGGCGGTGTGTTTCCAATTATGATGAAAGTAGACAATACATACGCAACATCACCTGAATTTGAAAAGATATACGAAGAAATGTTGGAGATTGATGATCTTGCGTTAGTTGTTATTGATCCAATGGCATCATTTGTTCACGCAGATGTAAACGCTGATCCTGCCGCAGGTGCAGCATTCATGGGTTTGTTGGCTCAAATATCTACAGAAACAGGGGCAACAGTCATGGTAAATCATCACATGGCTAAAATTAGAGACAAAGAGCCAATTACAACGCCAGAAGAAGCTCGTAACCTTATTCGAGGTACATCAGCGATTGTTGATGGTGTTCGTTCAGCCTTTGCCGTTTGGCAAGTAGATGCATCTTTAGCCAAAAGTAGATGCACCGAATTAAATATAGAATATACAAGAAACGCTGTATTCGATGGTGCAGTCGTAAAATCAAACGGTCCTGCAAATCGGGAGATAAGACACTTCATTAGAAACTCAAATACGGGATTGCTTGAAGATAGAACAGTGGACTTAAAATCATCTAGACAAGTTATAGAAAAAGTTAAAAGTCGAGAAGATTATTTGTTTGCTTTAATTGCAGATCGGGAAGGTCTTGGTATTCAAATGACTATTGGTGGTGGAGCAGATGGTGTTCCTGAAGCAATTAGAACTGCCACTCATGATGACATAAATGCTGCTAATCTTAGACGTTGGGCAAAATCAACAATTATTGAGAGTGTTAATAAGCTAATGAATGATGGTCGTATTGGCAGATATAAAACAACGCGCAACGGCCCAAGAAAATGGCTAGGAGTTGTCAGGGGTCGTTTGCATCAAGAAGAACAGGAGTTCGGGTATTAATGGCAAAAATAGAAAAGATACATTGTCTCTCTCGTAAATGGGAAAAGTCTTTAAAAAAACAAGCAAAGGCAAAAGTGCGTAAAGAAGGCAAAAAACAATCTAAGCAAACGCTTGACTAGCTTGGGATGGTATGGTATAAATCCCAATTACTCTAGAAAAAGGAAAGATTATGATTACAGTATTTAAAGAAACAGCACCAACGCTTGAAGAAGCACAAGAGATTGTCGGTGGTTTGGTTGAAATGGTTCACGTTCCAAACAAACCAGATTTACAAGTGTTGGTAAACGAATCTGGTTTGCTTGAAGGATTGGAGTTCAACAGCGAAGCATCTAAACTATGCGGTCAAGTGCTTGTCGGTCCTGCAATTCTTTTAGAAGGAGATGCCGTTTGGACATAGAAACACAAGCGATATTAAATCAGCTTAAAAGAAAAGCCCGTTTGTTAGTTAGTCACACAGAACAGATGGGCTTTTTTAATGTCAAACAACAGGGTGAAGAATTAGTATCTTTGTTGGAAATGTTAGAAAGAAAAATAGTCGTGGGACAAGAAAAGAAACCCGCTTCAAAACCTGCCCCAGGCAAGTGATACAAACATTTGTTCGGGTTATCAACCAGGGAACAAAAAAAAGCGGGGTAAATCCCCGCTAATTTTTTTCTTTATCTTCTTTAATTTGTTCGACTTCTTTTTCCCAAGGAGGTTTGGATAGACTAACGCTTTCTTTTTTAAAGTTTGCCAATTTACGTTTATAGCCCATCCACTCCTTCTCTGCTTTAGTCCATTTTTCGTTTGTTCTATCTCTCATGGCCTCACTTTCGGCTTAACAAGCTCATTAGATGCAACCGCTGTACCCTTACAATAAATATGCACATCATCATGTTGGTGCTCCATCATAAAGTACATAGCTTCTTTGCTGTGACTACAATCATCATAACTATTAAATAGTATGTTATGCGTAACTTGTTCGCCTTGCACGAAATAAGTCAGCACCATGAAGGTAAAGTATTTAATCATTAGGCCACTCCCATCTTTTTATCTTCAGCCTCATATTGCGCTCTCTCCAACCTATCAATCCAGTTCTGCAAAGTCTGGTAATTGGCAAAGCCAAGCAAGTCAGCAGCCTCAGACAACGTTTTGGTTTTGGTCAAAGCCCTCTCAATATAATGACGCTTAACCTTATCAAGCGCAGCGTTCATATCAAAATCATCAGGGTCTTCAACAAACGAACCATCAGGCATATCGCCATCTGGGTTAAGTTCACGGTGTTCATCATTTACGCTAATGTTGTACCTAATCTCTTCCATAAACTCTCGTAAGTCAGTTTCGGTCTTAATACCGCCCAACCGCTCAAGTGTGTAATGCATACACATCGTATCATCTGCAATAGACATTATGCTACCTCCTTCCATTCTTTGTATAAATCTCTAACCAAACGCTTTGTCATATAGCGTAAAGCTCTGTTATGCGCATGACCGTCTGTTTCGACGCGCTTACGCTCCATAATCTTACGCTTATCGTACACCATTCTGTATGGCCCCGCATTTTCTTCTTTGCCTTGAGCCTTGAGAAGACTGTCGCCAATCGTCCAGAAGACCGCATGCCTTGAGGGGCTATAGCCGTGAACCAATGCCATTTCAGCATTGCTGTGCTTACGTTGACGTTCTCCATCAATCACGGCAAGTCCTGCACGTTTGTAAATACCGTCCAGTTCTTTCTCGTAAGCCATGAAGTCGCCAACTTCTCCAACAATACCTGCCAAGCCTAAATGACCAAAGCCTCTTACTTTGTCCACAAAAGTTGCAACAGGTAATTCTTTTGCTAAGTCAGATAACCACTTTTCAAAACTTGCTCTACTTTTTAACAAAGGCTCTCTGGCATCAAACAATGGTTTTGTTGCAGCCATAAGCTCAATTGAGCCTTCTCCTTTTTTTAAAGCAACAAATAATTTGTTTGCTGCTTTAATCTCACCATCTGCAAAACCTCTACAGATAGCTTTAATTTGCAAAACTAATTTACCTTCAGCGCGAACCATATTTTGACGGTTGCGCCATGTTCGATAAATCATTGCGATAGTCGGGTCTTCATATCTTGTGTCCATTTTACTTCTTTCCTAGTTGCGAGGCGATTGGGGTGTGGCATTGCTGCGTCACGATTGTGGCCTCTGGTTATATTGAGCGTCTGGGCATTGGCATTTCTGCGGTTTCTATATGGCTCAAAACTGGTGGGGGTGATGATTGTTTGGCATAAATGCGCCAAGTGAATAACCCCCATAAATTAATAGGAAAGGGAGAAACAGTAGCGGCTTGATTAGCGTACAAATTATGCCCTTTCCTAACTGGTGGGAGAGTGCAATCCCCGTGACATTGCTGTGGGTCTCTTCTGACCCTCCCATAAATTAATAGGAAAGAGAGAAACAGTGGCGGCTTGATGAGCGTAAAAGTTATGTCCTTTCCTAACTGGTGGGCGTCGGTGACGTGGCATTTCTGCGTTTCGAGCACGGCCCATAAACTGGTGGGGAAGGGTG